GGGGTGTAAAGGGGATTAGGAAGGGATTTACCTTTTTCGTTTTTCAGGGAGTCAATAAATTGAGGTTTTTTAGCTAAACGACGTTTAACCCGTTTAACTGGTTTTCCTGTTATTTTCTCAAGCTCGTCGTAATACTTATTAAGCTGATATTCCATCAGTAGCTCTAGTCCAAAATTCCAGACAGCTTTAAGCTCGTCCATCCAGCGATCAATATAGGCTCGCTGAGTGGCATTAAGGTTAAGTTTTATGTCCGCAATAGTTTTCTTGACTAGCATGGCTTTTATGGATCGACCTTCTTTTATTCTTATTTAAATCTACCATAACCCTGCTAGAAATGTCAAGTAAGAAGTCTAAAGATTTTTTGGGATACCAGTCCCTGCATCAGAACCTATAGCCCAACCCTTATAAAAGTTAAAGGCGGTAGTATCAATATGAAAAGGAAAACCTAAAGCTTCCCAGCAGTATAATAGTCTTGGCGCGTCAAGGGTCTGAACCGTATAATTTAATCCTGTTTCAGTAATGATAAATTTTCCAAAAATCTCTGGGGCAACTAAAACAGAGCAATAGCTAGTGTCGTCAAATTTACCAGATTTTTTGGCTAATTCAGAAGTAATTGCGATCAAAATTTCTTTTGTAAGTAATCTTTCTTGCGATATATTGCAACTATCTAAGTTAGTCCAAGCGGTAAATTTAACATAATTAGATCGGGAATTAAACATAACTTATAGTAGAAAAAGGTGCTAAACTATATTTGACTTACTTAAATCTACCATAAGCCTACTAGAAATGTCAGATAAAAATTATTATCCTCTTAACGTCCGTACATCAGAATCAGAAGAGAAAAAGCTAAAAAACTACTGTAAAACCCGGAAGCGGTCAATAACCGATGTAGTCCGGGAATTGATTAGAAGTTTACCCGATGACTGATACTCAAGAGTGTTGTCAGAATAGCTAACATTAAAAGTGCCGGTCTGTGAACTGGCACTTTTAACTTTATTCCCCAATTAACAGTTGACGGTTTCTAGCCTTAGAAAAAAGCTGCTTAACTTCCTTGAGGTTTTCGGTGGGGACATAGGATGCTTGATTAACTCGCAACCCCTGACACACTAAATGAGAGTGTCCATTCTTCTCTAACCAACGCTCTAACTCTCTTCCAGACTTGAATCCTAGTTCTTTCCCTAACTCAGCAGTAGAACGACCCTCAAAACTCACGTTTCGTCCGTTTTTACAGATAATTGTCTCGGTGACTTTTTCAACCTTCTCGATCACAATATCTGGACGGCCATCTAACAAGGCTAAAACCTCAGCACCATGTATTAATCGAATTGCGTCACGCCGATCCATATAATAGGTTTTGGCTTTTGTCAGTTCTAACTCAAGTTCTAATTCTCGAATACGTCCACTTTGAGCGGGGATTACTTCTTTGATAAGTTGCTTTGCTTGACTAAATGCCTTGACTAAGTTGCGCTTACAAGCAATGACCTGCGAAGTATTTCGAGACAGTGTCATCAAAAAAGTTGCTTGCTCTTCATTCAGGTAGCAGTAACGCTCAGGACGACCGCCGCTAGAGCCTTCTAGGGGTTTCGACATTTGAAATGCGACAACTCCAAACTCTTGAATCTCGTCAATGTATTTTTCTATGGTTTGACGCAAGGCGCGGTGTTCAATCCCCAACTCATCAGCAATCAAACGAGAATCAACGACAAGACAATCATTCTGTGATACTATTTCAATAGCCATATTGGCCTCTTGTTCAGGTAATGTGGTTAGTCCCCCGTTAGTACCGGGGGCATTGCTACAATTGTACCATTTCACATAGTTGCTTGACGATTCTAGTCAGTAGGAAGAAATAATCAGGGAAAGAGGATTAAAATAATCCTCTTTCTTTTTTAGTGTCCTATGCTGGCAGTCATTGTTAGTTTGTAGTTAGATTGTAGATATTGTTATTAACAATAGAACCCTTGATATATATAGCTTCTAGACTTTGTTAATACTGTTAACGCTATCCCCCGATATTATTTTTTTACGCTCTTATTGCTGAGACTGTCTTTCCTTTTTACCCTATTTTCTTTTTTCCTCTATACAGTATTAACAGCATCAACAAAGTCTAGAACCTTTACAGGGTAACGGTTTCGATTGTTAATAACCCTATTAACAATCGAAATACAATCTAACTTCCCACGGCATTACCTCTCAGTTACGCAGAAAAAACTCTGGACATCTTTTTTTAGCGTTGACAAAGATTTTCCTTGTTCTTTCGTTGATAAAATAATCACGCCAAATATTAATTGGTTCGTACTGTGACCTCGAACTACTGTTCTGTTCAACGGCATATCTAATCGCTCCCATAGTTTCTCCCAGTGTCAGTCCAGACTTGAGATACTGACAAGTTCTTTCCTCAAGTATCTCTTGAGTCTGGTTGTCGAGGGATAGTGCCTCGGTAGGCATCATTCCTAAAAACAATAAGCTTAAAATAATCTTTCTCATTGGGTTTATGGTAATTTTCCATTATTTTACCACTCCTAAAGTAGGTACTCGATAAATTAGTACAGGCGGGTATTCATGAATATAGGTCTTCATCACGCCATTTATTGAATCAGCATGGACGTACTCACCATCTCCCAGATAAATCCCCACATGACCATTTACTCCTGACTTATAAAACATCAAAATATCTCCTTTACACAAATCACCTTCAACTCTATCTAGTAACCGATCAAGGAATTTGACTAAGAAGTTATTCCGGGGAATCCGTTCGTAGTTTTCAATAATGAAATCATGGGGCAAGAATCCGACTTCAATCCCTACGCCAGCAATAAATCCTACACAATCGGTTCCAATCCCTTTAAGCGATTGACCATGAAACCAAGGAGTACCGAGCCATTCAAGAGCTTCGGTAACAATTTGATTACCCAAAGAATCGTTTTTTAGTTCGTTCATTTTGTGTATTTTCCCGTTCTTTCAATTGATTCAAACTATAACCCATATCATTCCGTGATTCTACAGTCACATTATTGGTGTTATTAATTACCAAAGACTGATTAGAGCTATTGTTATTTGAAGTTGTGGAGTAATTAGGCTTACCCCCGACAAATCCCCCATTAGCATAGTTCTTAATAGGAGCATTATTTCTGTAGTCTAGATATGCTTCTGTTTCTTTAGGGTTAAGAACCAATTCGTCTTCATTAGCTACGATCAAGCGAGGTTTTCGGCCTCCCGACATTGCTCGTTCGCGCTGAAAAGCTGAAATGATATTTTTCTCTATCGGAACATTGGCATCTCCAACTTTCCCACCATCACTAAATAGGCTGAATCCTGTACCTAGAGAAAAGGCAGAAGCCGGAGCAGAAGCAAAGCTAGAGGCTCCTATACTACCAAGTGACCCAATCGAACCAAGTCCGCCTAGTCCCCCACTAAAAATCCCTGTTATTCCACTAAGTAGCCCGTTAAATAAGCCACCTCCGCCACCGCCACCAAAAATAGAAGAAAAGATGTTACCTGCTGGTTTAAAGATACTGTTTAGGGCGTTAGTGAAGAAATTGCCTACTGGCCCGATGATTGCATTAAATAGCGACTCAAAAGCTTGAGTAATTGGCTTTGTAAATCCATCGATAGCAGAAGTTAGGGCATCAATAGCAGGCTTGGTAATACCCTCAACAAATTTTGTCATAATATTTAATCCAAGACTACTAAAAGCTGATCCTATTCCTTTTCCTTCTCTAATATCAGAGAAAAAGCTTTCAGCTGCGCCACGATTCGGAGAGGCATCTAATGCTACTCGCTCTAATCTTAATTCTGCAAGTTTTTCCCATTCTGATCGGATATTAGCTACAAAATCAGCGTATTGTGGTAAGTCTTTGTAAGGTTCTAAATAATCCTCTAGTTCCTCTTTTTCTTTTTGTAGGCTAGTACGTTCGGCAAGGATAGCAGAATCATCAAATAAAGTCGGTCGAGACTGAAATTCTAGTTGCGTTCTTTGGATAGTTAAATCATTTAACCGATCACGAATGCTCCTGACTGTATCTCTGGTTTTTCTAAATGATGCTTCTAAGGTAGCTACTCCCTGATTCTTGCCTAATTGTTCAATCGCTTGATCAAGAATTGCTACCTGTTTTTTAGCTAATTCAGCGTTTTTAGCTAAAGCATCAATACTATCTGTCATTTCTTTGATAAATTCAGGGGGGAGAGCTATACCTTTTCTTTGAAATTCTCCTAAGATTTCTTTTATTGCGTCGCTGTATTTTTGTTGAGCCTCAGCATTTAAAAGTAAAGTCCGTCGCTGGTCTTGCAAGGATTCAATCTGAGAGCGATATTGTCGAGAGACTTCTGTAGCACTCTTATTAATTTCTTCTTGTACTGTCAGATACCCTTTAGAGTTGATAGTCAAATCAGCGACATTCTCGGAAGCATCTCTTAAAGTGCGTTCTAATGCACGGGCATCTTCCTCTTGCTG